CGATCTTTCTGGAGTCGAAGAAGGACATGAAAGCACGCGGATTGGCCTCTCCTGACGCCGCAGACGCGCTGGCGGTCACGTTCGCCTATCCGCTGGCCAGCCGCGAGTATGTCGAACGCGCCCGCACCGTTACAATGCGCGACAGAGGCCAGATGTCGGCCAGCTGGATGGGGGCGTAATGGCTACGAATGCGCTGGCGCCGAGACCGCAAAACGCGCTGATGCGCCAAACGGACCCGATGCAGGCGCTGTTGCGCCAGTCTGCCGAGTACCCGCAGTACGGCGAACTGGTGGACTACCTGTCCGCGCGGCGCATGATGCCGCCCATTTCCATGGGCGGTACAAACGGGGCTAACGCTGTTTTTGAAAGCAACTCAATCTTTGGAAACACGTTGCCAAAGACCGGCGTCATCAAAGTCAGGTACAACGCGCGCCCAAGCACTGTCGTGCATGAGTTGACTCACGCAGCCGATGATCAAATCAGCTCTCAGTACTTTCAACTGAAAAACAAGCGCGATGATTTGACGCCGGCAGAGCAGCAGTTCATGCAGGCTTACGAAAAACTGGCCTACAACCAGTTTGGGCGCGACAAAGCGTTTCAACGCGAAAATTTGGCCCGAAAATTGAACCCTGAGTGGGCTAAAAAACACAGCGAATACCGAGCAACTAACAGAGAACTGCCGGCGTGGGGCATGGGTTTTACCATTGACCCAAGGGACGACTACAACCCACCGTTGCACCTCGACCCTACACTGGCCACCGAGTTTTCCATGTTGCTCGACATGGCGCGCAAGCTGCAAAAGTCGCAACCTGTGACGGACAAGAGGTAAGATCATGGCTACAAAACCTGGGCTGTACGCGAATATTCACGCCAAACGCGAGCGAATCGCTGCTGGCAGCGGTGAAAAGATGCGCAAACCGGGCGCAACGGGCGCCCCGACCGCCAAAGCCTTCAAAGAGTCCGCCAAGACGGCGAAAAAGAAGTGAAACTGGTACTTCTCATTGTGCTGTTTGTGGCCATCACGGCGTTTTTGAACTGGGTTTTGGGAGATTAACGTGCCCCTTGTCAAATCAGCGTCTCCAACCGCCTTCCGCAAAAACGTAAAGGCCGAAATGGCGTCTGGAAAAAGTCAGGCGCAAAGTCTCGCCATCGCGTACAGCACCCAGCGTGCTGCGCAGGCCAAATCAGGCTCAAAACCCGCGCCAAAGGGTAAGAAGTAACATGGCTGACTACACCGGCATCACATCGGCTGCTGCCGTGGCCAACGGCGGCGGCGCCAAGAACAAGTCTGACTCAGACGTCTTGGCAACGGCCCGCCAGCGTCTGAATCAAGCCATTTCTGCCTACAGCGAAAGCCGGGAAGACGAGATCGACGACCTGCGGTTCTTTGCCGGCAGCCCGGACAACCACTGGCAGTGGCCAGCGGACGTTCTGGCCACCCGTGGTGCGGTGCAGGGGCAGACGATCAACGCTCGGCCTTGCCTGACCATCAACAAGCTGCCGCAGCACGTCCGGCAGGTCACCAACGACCAGCGGCAGAACCGCCCCAGCGGCAAGGTGATCCCGGCTGACGACAAGGCTGACGTCGAGGTCGCGGAGATCTTTGATGGCGTGGTGCGGCACATCGAGTACATCAGCGACGCTGACGTCGCCTACGACACCGCTTGCGAGAACCAGGTGGCGTTCGGTGAGGGCTACATCCGCCTGCTGACGGAGTATTGCGACGACGACACGTTCAATCAGGACATCAAGATCGGGCGGGTGCGCAACTCGTTTTCGGTCTACATGGACCCGCTGATCCAAGACCCGTGCGGCTCGGACGCCAAGTGGTGCTTCATCACCGAGGACATCACCCGCGAAGAGTACCACCGGCTGTACCCCAACGCCTCACCGGCCAACACGCTGATGAGCCTGGGTGTGGGCGACCAGTCGATCAGCCAGTGGCTGAACGAGAACACGGTTCGCATCGCCGAGTATTTCTACGTCGATTACGACCGCGCCACGCTGAACCTGTATCCGGGCAACCAGACGGCGTTTGCCGGCACGCCCGAGGACAAGCAGCTCAAGGCGATGTTTGGCAAGCCGCTGCGCTCGCGTCAAGCTGACCGCAAGAAGATCAAGTGGTGCAAGATCAACGGCTACGAGATCCTTGAGGAGCAGGAGTGGGCCGGCAAGTACATCCCCGTGGTGCGGGTGGTCGGCAACGAGTACGAAGTTGACGGTCGGCTGTACGTCTCCGGGTTGGTGCGCAACGCCAAGGACGCCCAGCGGATGTACAACTACTGGACGAGCCAAGAGGCCGAGATGCTGGCGCTGGCTCCGAAGGCACCGTTCATCGGCTACGGCGGTCAGTTTGAAGGGTATGAGATGCAGTGGAAGACTGCCAATACCCAGAACTGGCCGTACCTTGAGGTCAACCCTGACGTGACTGACGGTTCGGGCAGCGTGTTGCCCCTGCCGCAGCGCGCCATGCCGCCGATGGCCCAGACGGGCCTGATTCAGGCCAAGATGGGGGCCGCAGAGGACATCAAGGGCACCACGGGCCAGTACAACGCCTCGTTGGGCCTAGAGGGCAACGAGCGCTCAGGCAAGGCCATTCTGGCCCGCCAGCGCGAGGGCGACACCGGGACGTACCACTATGTTGATAATCTGGCTCGGGCTGTGCGTCATGTTACTCGTCAACTGGTGGATCTGATCCCCAAGATCTACGACACCGAGCGGATCGCCCGCATCATTGGCGAAGACGGCGAGTCGAGCATGGTGCGTATGAACCCCATGCAGCCAGAGCCGGTTAAGAAGATCGTCAACGAGCAGGGCATCGTGATCGACAAGATCTACAACCCCAGCGTCGGCAAGTACGACGTGGTGGTTGTGACGGGTCCGGGTTACGCGACCAAGCGCCAAGAGGCGCTGGAGGCAATGGCTCAACTGCTGCAGACCAACCCGCAACTGTGGGCCGTGGCTGGCGACCTGTTCGTCAAGAACATGGACTGGCCTGGCGCTCAGGAGCTTGCCAAGCGGTTTGCCAAGACCATCGACCCGAAGATCATCGGCGACGCGGACGAAGACCCGGCGCTGCAGGCGGCCAACCAGCAAATGCAAGCTATGGCGCAAGAAATGGAGCAGATGTACAAGATGCTCCAAAGCGTCAGCCAGTCGATGGAAGCCCGCGCGCTGGAGATCGACGAGTTCAAAGCCAAGACGGACGCTGACATCAAGGCGTATGACGCCGAAACCAAGCGCCTGCAGGCCGTGGCGGCGGGCATGCAGCCCGAGCAGGTGCAGGAGGTCGTGATGCAGACGCTGCGCGACGTGCTGACTGCGGGCGATCTGGTGCAGCCGATGGCAGCCCGCGAGGTGCCTGATATGATGCAACAAGCGCCTGAAATGCCAATGGAAGGGCAAATGCAATGAGTTGCGCTGATTTCGTAGGCACGCTGTTTTTGGCCCGCGATGTGGCCCACAGCGTGCATCTCAACACTCGCAGCTACTCCAAGCACAAGGCTCTGCGCCACTTCTACAACAACATTGTTGATCTGGCCGACAAGTTTGCCGAAGCGTATCAAGGTCGGCACGGGTTGATTGGCCCGATCACCTTGATGAGCGCCAAGAAAACCGGCAACATTGTCGAGTTCCTTGAGGACTCGCTGTCCGAAGTCGAAAAGATGCGCTACGAGTGTTGCAAGAAAGACGACACGCCGTTGCAAAATATCATCGACGAGATCGTTGGGCAGTACCTGTCCACGTTGTACAAACTCAAGTTTCTCGCGTAAGGACACATCATGGGACTGAAATCCACCACTGTTTGCCTGGGCTACCAGCAGATCACTTCCTTGTCTGCGGCCACGGCGCTAACGGTGCCTGATACCGCCACGCTGGCAGTCATCATTCCCGAGTCCCAGGCTGTGCGCTGGCGCGATGACGGCACCAATCCAACCAGCGCGGTCGGCATGCCGGTGGCCATCGGGACGGTGCTGAGCTACGATGGCGATCTGAAGCGCATCCGGTTCATTGAGCAGGCCGCCAGCGCCAAGCTGAACGTGAGCTATTACGCATGATCACCGTTCGCACCTCACCGGCCTACGTCAACCGAGTCCGTCAGGATTGGACGGCCAATGGTGGGGTGTATGGCGATGGCGGCGTGTATGCGCTGGTGCCATCAAACGATCCGTTTGCGCAGCTTGGGCCTACACTTGACCTGACGTTTGCGGGCAATCCTACGGATCTTCTAACTGCATCTACGACTGCGGGGTATACGCTAGACACGTATTTCACGCCTGAGACGTACCAGATCGCAGTGCCGTACGCAATCTGGGAGGATGGTGTGGGACTAGCTCAAAAGAACTTCGCGGACATCGTGACGTTTACCCGAGCGTCCACAGCAACCTACTTCAACTCTGCGGGCACGCTGACCTCTGCTGCGATCAACGAAGCTCGGTTCGACTACAACCCTTCCACTTTGGCGGCTCAGGGGCTGCTGATTGAGGAGTCGAGGACGAACAGCATCCGCAACAACACGATGGTGGGTGCATCAACTGGAACTCCAGGCACAAATCCAACAAGTTGGGGGCCATTTTCCGGCAGCGCCAACGGTATTACCAGAACCATCACTGCCATCGGCCAGGAAGATGGAATTACCTATATTGAAGTCCAGTATTCCACTGGAGGTGGCACTACATCTGCAAGCGGAAGTCTTTCGGTTATTGGAACAGCGACCACTGCTGTCACTGCGTCTTCGGGCCAAACATGGACTGGATCGGCATACATTCGACTTGTGGGCGGAAGTCTCACCAATTTAACAGGCGTTGTTACAAACCTAGCGGGTCGAGATGCTGTCGGAACGTTGCTTGAAAACACTTCTTTAGCTATTGCCCCCACATCTGCTGCTCTGCGTACACAGCGAAATACCGTGACGCATACAATGGCAGACGCATCAACGGCTAGAGTAACCAGCGCGATATTCCAAGCAAGTTATGCTTCTGGCGTCGCCATCGACATCACCCTGCGCATCGGCCTTCCCCAGCTAGAACTTGGTGCCTTCGCAACGAGCGTGATCCCAACCACGACCACAGCCCTCACGCGCTCTGCTGATGTGGCGTCGGTAAATACGCTGAGCCCTTGGTATAACGCGGCGGAAGGGACTGTCTATGCAGACTATGTTAATAATGCTAGCGGCACTTCACCAATAATTTGGCAAATTGATAATAGCTCAACCAACATTTTAAGACTGCGCTACATATCTAATCAAAATCAAGCGTTTTCAATTGTGTCAAACGTCACGGTCGCACAAATTTACGATCAAACAGGATTGAATCAGACAACCGCCAGAACGGCTTTTGCTTATAAAGACAGTGATTTTGCCGTGAGAACTAATGGTGGTGCTTCAGCAGGCGCACCAGCAAATACTAATTCTGGCGCAGTTCCGAGTGGGATGAACACTTTGCGTATTGGCGCATCTTCAACAGGTACGTTAAATATCAACGGCTACCTTCGCCGCATCACCTACTACCCCCGCAGGCTCAGTAACGCTGATCTCCAAACTATAACTACTTAACGGGAGGAGAATATAATGGCACTCGTTACTAAAAACTTCAGCGACATCATCACCTTCACCCGTGCCAGCACGGCCACGTACTTCGACAGCACGGGCACCCTGCAGAGCGCAGCCATTGACGCCCCACGGTTCGACTACAACCCCAGCACGCTGGCGGCTCAGGGGCTGCTGATTGAGGAGGCGAGGACGAATTTGGTACTGCAAAGCGAAGACTTTGCGACAACTTGGTCCACTACGACTACCATCGTAACAGCCGACGCGACGACAGCGCCAGATGGCGGCGTTAACGCAGACAAAATAGCCGCCGACACAAGTACAGGACTTCATCTTATACAGCAAAGCTCAAGCTACACGAGCGGTGTCGCATATACTTTTTCTGTTTTTGTAAAAGCTGCCGAATACGATACTGTACGATTCCAATTATCAAGTGCTGCGTTTGGTGTTACTGTAGTTTGGCAGTTTAATACCGCGACTCAAACTGTAACGCCTGTTACAGGCACTTCTGGCACAACCTTTAGTTGGTCTTCTGTTAATAACGGTTGGTATAGGCTGGTTTTAACTGCTCAAGCTACCGCAACAGCTAGCGCAAGTTTTTCTTTACTTGTTATCAGCCCTTCTGGGTCTTCTTATACTGGCGACGGCACCAGCGGCCTTTACCTCTGGGGCGCTCAAATCGAAGCCGGAGCCTTCCCCACCAGCTACATCCCCACCACCACAACCGCGCTGACCCGTGCAGCCGATGTGGCTTCAGTGAATACGCTGAGCCCTTGGTATAACGCGACGGAGGGGACGTTGTTTGCGGAATTTTCGGTCTATACGTCCATCGGAAGTAAGGCAATTGCCGGTATTACAGACGGAACCACCAATAACCGAATTCAGTTTTTTGCAAGTGCAGCCGACCCATACAACGTCTCGCCTCGTCTTGTGTCTGGTGGTGTTGCAACAAACCCATCGCCTGCTGGTAGCGTAACAGTTGGATCAACAGGTAAAGCAGCACTTGCTTACGCAATAGGTACAAATCAAGGTGGCATTTCTGTAAACGGCAGCGCGGTAAACCAATCAAGCCCTGCGTCTGCATTTGGCAGCGTAACGCAACTTGAACTTGGCAAAGGCTCAGGCCTTACTCAAACCAACGGCTACCTCCGCCGTGTAGTGTTCTACCCCCGCCGCCTGAGCAATGCCGAGTTGCAGAGTCTTACGGTATGACCTACGACCCCTTCGACCCCTTTGACCCATTCAACGAGGTGCCCATGTACCAGGACTTCTTCTTACGTTTCGACACCGAAGCCGAGGCCAAATCAGCGCTGTTCACCGAGCAGACCAACGTGCAGGGCGACATCGTGGAGACGGTGCTGGTGCCCAAGTATGCGGCGGTGGATGTGATTGGCACGATCTTCAAGCCCACGGGCAAGATGTTGAAGACCGACGAAGGTGAAGTGCCTGAGATGGCTCCGCTGGACGGCTGGCACGCCAACGTGCGCCACACCGACGAGGCCCCTGAGTTGGCACCGTACCAAGTATTTCCGGCAACGCCTGCGAGAATGTGGGCCTGATTCTGGTGTAATATGCACCGCAACCGTACTGGTAAGGTTTACCAGGGCTCAATTTGAGCATCCATGACTGAAGAAGTCCAAGTCCTAGCGGAAGTTGACCCCGCGCCGGCACAGGCAGCAACGGCTGCGCCTGATGTTGAAGCAAGTTCGCCGGAAGTAGCTGAGAACCAAGTCGAGCAGACGGCTGAGGAAAAGAAGTTTTCCCAAGCCGAAATTGACGCGATGATCAGCAAGCGCCTCGCAAGAGAGCAGCGCAAGTGGGAACGAGAGCAAGCGGCCAAGTTTGCAGATATGCAAACCCGGCAGTCTGCGCCGAGAGATGTTCCGCCAGTTGATCAGTTTGAGTCTCCTGAAGCCTACGCAGATGCGTTGGCGTACAAGAAGGCCGAAGAACTGATTGCCTTGCGAGATCAGCAAAAGGCACAGGCAGCGATTGCTGACGCCTACCACGACAGGGAAGAAGAGGCCCGGAACAAGTACGACGACTTTGAACAAGTCGCCTACAACCCGAGCGTTCGAATCACTGATGTGATGGCTGAAACGATCCGCGCTTCTGATGTTGGCCCTGATGTAGCGTACTACCTCGGAGCTAACCCCAAAGAAGCGGACCGTATCTCGCGCCTGTCGCCGTTCTTGCAGGCAAAAGAAATTGGGAAGATCGAGGTCAGACTGACCGACAATCCGCCCGTCAAACGAACCACATCTGCGCCAGCACCAATCACACCTGTAACGGCCCGTGGCAGCAACAACAACCCGTCATTTGACACGACTGACCCGCGTTCCATCAAGAACATGAGTACGTCGGAGTGGATTGAAGCTGAACGAGCCCGGCAGATGCGAAAGATGCAGGCACAAGCAAACCGCTAACTTAGGACTCTGAAGTCGGGAAAGTTCTCAGAAAGACATCTTTTTCTAACCGTAAACCTGTGAATACCTGTAGCCTCAGCCGCTTCCGCAAAGGAGCGGTACTCAACACCAAACACGCTGCACCTAGTGTTGCGTGGATGGGTAGGGCTGCGTGCTTGTTTGGACTCTTCGCTGTGCCCCGCGCGGGAAAAGTAAGGCCGCTTGCGGCCAACCAAAGCGGCTCTCTGTTTGGCTTTCGTCTCTTCGGACGTAACGCTGCCCAGTCGAGCTTGCCGGATCTTTTCTCGCGTTTCATCGGTGCGAACGTAATGCCCGTTCAGCCCTGCGTGGCGGTCTCCAAAATGTTCTTTGGGCGTCAAGCATTCCAGGTTTTCCGCTCGGTTGTCAGCTTTGTCGCCGTTGATGTGGTGAACTTGTTTGTTGGGGTCAAACGACTCCAGCCAGCAAGCGGCCACAACGCGGTGCATCAAGTTGTTGCCGCGCCCAAGCGTCAAGTACCCATCTTGACGTTTGGGCGGTATGTAGGGAAGAAACTTTCTGAGAACTTTTCCGCAGCGCGAAACGGCGTAAAGGTGGTTAAAGAATCGGTACTCGATTCCGTCTACTTCTATGCTCAACATGCTGTACCTCTCAAGGTGGCTAAGGAATCTGGATTCTAACACAACTTATCCGAAAGGAATAACGTGGCCAATTCAATTCTCACGATTGACATGATCACCAGGAAGGCCCTGGAGATCCTGGAAAACAACCTGGTGCTCACGCGCAACGTGAACCGCCAGTACGACGACAGCTTCGCTGTCGAAGGGGCCAAGATCGGCTCCACGCTGCGCATCCGCCTGCCGGACCGCGCTCTGGTGACTGACGGCGCCGCTCTGCAAGTGCAGGACGACAACGAGCAGCACACCACGCTGACCGTCAACAACCAGAAGCACATCGGCGTGAACTTCACGTCCGCTGAACTGACGATGCAGTTGGATGACTTTGCTGATCGTGTGCTGAAGCCTCGTATCAGCCAGTTGGCCTCCAGCATCGACGCTGACGTCGCCAACGCCTTCCGCACCATCGGCAACTCGGTTGGCACGCCTGGCACCACGCCGGCCACCTCGCTGGTTCTGCTGCAAGCCCAGCAGAAGCTGAACGAGAACGCCGCTGTGATGTCGCCTCGCTACGCTACCGTCAACCCGGCTGCCAACGCCGGGCTGGTGGAAGGCATGAAGGGCTTGTTCAACCCGACCGACACCATCAGCAAGCAGTTCAAGAACGGCATGATGGGTACGGGCGTGCTTGGCTTCGACGAGATCAACATGTCTCAGTCGATCAAGCAGTTCACGACCGGCACTCGCGGCGCTACTGGCAACACCACCTCCGCAGCGGTTACCGTTGAAGGTGCGGCAGCCATCGCGCTGACCGTGGCCTCTGGCGCCACGATCAAGGCTGGTGACGTGTTCACTGTGGCTGATTGCTTTGCGGTGAACCCGCAGACCCGTGAGTCCACCGGCTCGCTGTTCCAGTTCGTGGTTCTGGCTGACGTCACCGCCAGCGGCACCGCCGTCACCGTGACTGTGGCTCCAATGTACTCGGCCAACCAAGCGCTGGCCACCGTCAACAGCTTGCCTGGCAACAGCAAGGCTGTGGTGTTCGTGGGTGCTGCGTCTACGCAGTACGCTCAGAACTTGGTGTACCACAAGGATGCCATCACGTTCGCCACCGCTGACCTGCTCCTGCCGCAAGGCGTGGATATGGCTGCGCGTGCCGTTCACAATGGCATCAGCCTGCGCGTCGTGCGTCAGTACGACATCAACAACGACCGCATGCCTTGCCGGATTGACGTGCTGTACGGTTACAGCACCATTCGTCCGCAGATGGCCTGCCGTCTCTGGGGCTGATGACAATGGGGGCTACGGCCCCCAGTCTTACAACTGAACACTGAAAGGAAACTCAATCATGGCACTCCCTAATGGCGGCGGCGGCTATCAAGTCGGCGACGGCAACCTCAACGAACCGCTGATCGACGCGATCCCTGATCCAGTCACGGCTACCACCACGACCACTTTCACTGCCGCTCAAGTTCTGAACGGCCTGATTCTGGTCAACAGCGGCATCACGGCCAACGTGGCGTACACGCTGCCGACCGTGGCGGATCTGGAAGCTGTGCTGATCAACTCGGACAAAGTGGGCACCTCGTTCACTTTCCGCGTGGTCAACCTCGGCACGTCTTCTGGCACCGCAACGATCACGACCAACACTGGTTGGACGATCACCGGCTCGCTGACGATGGCGATTCCTATCACCACCGGCGCGACGATGATTGCTCGCAAGAGCGCCGCTGGCGCTTGGACGCTGTACCGCGTGGGCTGACGCACAGCGCGGCCTTCGGGCCGCGCATTTTTGAAAGGGTCAATCATGCCTAATACCAAGGCTGTCGGCGTTGCGTACAGCGACCCCGAGTTTGAAAGTGTTGATGTCACCGGCCTTATCACTGGCGCTGCGGTTTCGGTTACGGGCGTGCTTAACGGCACGCAACTGGCCCTGAACGCGCCCGTCATCAAGACGGCTTCGTTCACGCTGGCCGACGTGGAGAACTTCATCGTCTGCAACGGCGCGGGCAGCATCACCGTCACGTTTCCCACTGCTTCGGCCAATACTGGCCGCGTGGTGTGGATCAAGACGATTGCCGCTCAGACCGTTGTGTCTGCCTCGTCCAACGTCAAGCCTATCAGCACCAACACCGCGGGCACCGCAATTCTTGCGGCGTCGGCGGGTGCCTGGGCCATGTTGGTGTGCGATGGCACCAACTGGGTTGTGATGGCTTCGTAATCTAAAGGGGGCTTCGGTCCCCTTCTTCTATGCCCATCATCTACATGAGACACCCCATCCACGGCGCTAAGGTAGCGACGATGGAGTTGGAAGCCGAAGCCGACGAACGCAACGGGTGGGCGCGGTATACTCCGGGGCAAGACGATGATGTCGAACCGGCGCTTGCGGTCAACGCTTTGACCGAGCGCCCTCGCCGCCGTAGGGAGGTTGTCCATGTCCACCACAGCGGGTGATCAAATCAACCGCGCCCTGCGTCTGCTGGGCGTATTGGCTGAAGGTGAAACGTCTTCTGCTGCTGTCATGCAGGATTCGCTGACGGCGCTGAACCAAATGATCGAATCGTGGAACACCGAACGGTTGTCGGTGTTCTCGACGCAGGATCAGGTTTTCAGTTGGCCTACCAGCACGATCAGCCGCACGTTGGGGCCAACGGGCGATTTTGTGGGCAACAGGCCCATCCTGCTGGATGACGCGACGTACTTCCGCGACCCCGGCACAAACGTCAGCTTCGGCATCAAGCTGATCAACCAGCAGCAGTACAACGGCATTGCGGTCAAGACCGTGACGTCCACGTACCCGCAGGTGCTGTGGGTCAACATGACCTACCCCAACATTGAGATGTACATCTACCCGGTGCCCACGCGGCTGCTGGAGTGGCATTTCGTCTCGGTGCAAGAGTTGACGCAGCCGGCCACGCTGTCTACGGTGTTGTCGTTCCCGCCAGGCTACCTGCGGGCGTTTGTCTACAACTTGGCGATGGAGATCGCGCCTGAGTTTGGTGTCGAGCCCCCGCCGCAGGTGGTGCGGATTGCCATGACGTCCAAGCGCAACCTGAAGCGCATCAACAATCCGGACGACGTGATGAGCATGCCGTATTCGCTGGTGGCGACGCGGCAACGCTATTCAATCTACGCGGGTAATTATTAATGTTGGCTAAACGGGTGCAAGTCGTGTTTTGCTTTCAAATACGCCTTATGCGCTTCTTCTGGCGTAGCAAACAGCCCCAAGCGAATAGGCTTGTAATTGACTTTGATTTCTGCCAGCCACTTGTGGTTTTCCTTGCGAACGCCTGGAAAACCACTTTTGTTGTCCTTGCGTTTGCGGTTTTGCGCATTCTGCGCATTAGTGGCTTCACGCAAATTGCTAAGCCGGTTGTCGCCTCTGTTGCCGTTAATGTGGTCCAGTTGATGCGCGGGCCATTCGCCGTTAACGTACAGCCACGCCAGACGGTGCGCGGTGTAAAGTACATTGTCAAGTCTGATTGCGATGTAGCCGTTTCTCATGCGGCACCCCGTTGCGTCGCCGGGTCTGCACCGCCTACGCGCCATGTTCCAGCGAAAAATTCCAGTGCCAGAATCGTAAGTTACAAGCGTTTTAAGGCGATCTCGCGTGATAGTTTTGCTGTCCATGACTTGAATAATATTAGACAAGTCGGGGGTTGTCAAACATGAAAAGCCCAATTTTGGGCCAATCGTATGTCGCGCGGTCGGTCAACGCGGCTGACAATCGATGCGTGAACTTGTTTGCCGAGATCATCCCCGAAGCCGGCAAAGAACCGGCGTTCTTGCAGCGCTGCCCTGGCCTGCGTCTGTTGGCCACGGTTGGCAGCGGCCCGATCCGAGGGCTGTGGAGCTTTTCTTCCGGCACAAACCGAGCGTTTGCAGTGTCTGGAAGCGAGCTGTATCAGATTGACACCAATTGGAACAGCACGCTAATTGGCAGCGTGTCTGGCACGGGGCCGGTCAGCATGACCGACAACGGCACGCAGTTGTTCATTGCGGCCAACGGCCCAAGCTACATCTACAACACCGCGACCAACGTCTTTGGGGCCATTACCGACCCAGATTTTCCCGGCGCCGTGACAGTCGGGTACATCGACGGGTACTTTGTTTTCAACGAGCCGAACAGCCAGCGCATCTGGGTTACGCAACTGTTGGACGGCACCAGCATCGACCCGCTGGACTTTGCCAGCGCTGAAGGCTCTCCAGACGGCGTGGTGGGGCTGATCGTTGACCACCGCGAGGTGTGGCTGTTTGGCACCAACTCGGTCGAGGTCTGGTACGACGCGGGCGCTGCGGATTTCCCGTTGCAGCGCATCCAAGGTGCGTTCAACGAGATCGGCTGCGCGGCGCCGTACTCTATTGCCAAGTTGGACAACGGGTTGTTCTGGCTGGGGTCTGACGCTCGGGGCCGCGGCATCGTCTACCGCGCCAACGGCTACACCGGCCAGCGCATCAGCACGCACGCGGTGGAATGGCAGATCCAGCAGTACGGTAACCTGTCGGACGCCATCGGCTACACCTATCAGCAGGACGGCCACGCTTTCTACGTGCTGATCTTCCCGCAAGCCAATACCACCTGGGTGTTCGACGTATCGACCGGCGCCTGGCATGAGCGCGCCGGATGGAACAACGGATCGTTCACCCGGCACCGCAGCAACTGCCAGGTGAATTTTGGCGATGAGATCGTCGTCGGGGACTTTGAGAACGGCAACATCTACGCCTTCGACCAAGACGTCTACGCAGACAACGGCAGCATCCAACGGTGGCTGCGGTCGTGGCGGGCGCTGCCTACGGGGCAAAACACGCTGAAGCGCACGGCGCACCACACGCTGCAACTCGACTGCGAATCGGGCGTGGGGCTGAACGGTATTGACCCGTTTGACCCAGAGCCGCCTATTGACGACACCCTTGACCTGAACTTTGTGCTGCAGCAGTACGAGGTGTACGAGACGCCTGTGACGACTGTAGGGGTCAACCCGAAAGTCATGCTGCGCTGGTCGGATGATGGCGGGCACACTTGGTCAAACGAACATTGGTCTGAGATGGGCCGCATCGGCGAATATGGACACCGCGTGTTCTGGCGTCGGCTGGGCATGACGCTTAAGCTGCGCGACCGCGTGTACGAGATCAGCGGCACCGATCCGGTCAAGATCGCCATCATGGGCGCTGAGTTGAACATCAGCGGCACCAACGCATGACCAGCCCGCCAAACCTTACCAACATCACGCCGCCACGGGTGCCGTTGGTTGATGAGCGCACGGGCCTGATTTCGCGTGAGTGGTATCGGTTTCTGCTCAACTTGTTTTTTCTGACGGGTAGCGGCCAAAGCAACGCCACGCTGGAAGACTTACAGCACGCGCCCAACAGCGATACGGCAGTCGCCACGGTGCAGGCCGAGTTTGCTGCAGCGCAGCAAGCCTCACAGACGCAGCCAGCGGTCACCGTTGACCAGTGGGCTGAGTTGAACAAGCAGGTCGAGGCGCTAGCGGCTGCGCCAGCGGTCACGGTTGACCAGTGGGCTGAACTGGCCAAGCAGGTCGAGGCGCTGGCCGTCGCGCCAGCTTACACGCCGCAACTACGCAACCGCGCCTACGGGACGTTCTACGACACCACCACGCAGACGGCGGCGGCCATCAACACGGCCTACGCTCTGACGTTCAACTCAACAAACCTGTCGAACAGTGTCTACATCGGCTCGCCCACATCAAGGGTCTACGTAGCACAAAACGGCGTGTACAACATGCAGTTCAGCGCCCAGTTGGACAACACCAGCGGCGGCAGCCACCTGATTTTTATCTGGCTGCGCATCAACGGCGTAGACGTCGCCAACTCAGCCGGCCAGGTGCGGCTGAAGGGTACAGACGGCGAATTGGTGACGTCGTGGAACTACGTTGAGCAGTTGCGCGCTGGCGATTACATTGAGCTGATGTGGTCCGTAGACGATACTTCCGTGCAGGTTTTGGCTCAAGCCGCTGTGGCACCCGTGCCAGCGATCCCCAGCGTCATTCTGACCGTAACGGATAACATCAGCGCATACCAAGACTGAGGATCAATCATGAGCGTTTCACTTTCCCTTCTTGCAGGCGCAGGCTGGCAGTTTTTTGACGACAACGGCGTGCCGTTGAACGGCGGTCTGCTGTACACCTACGCCGCAGGCACTACTACGCCGTTGGCCACCTACACATCTAGCAACGGTGTTACGGCTAATTCCAACCCTATTGTGTTGGACTCGGCGGGGCGTGTGCCGTATCAAGTGTGGCTGACCAACGGTAGCGATTACAAGTTCATCCTGCAGACCTCTACCGGCGTCACGGTCTGGACAGAAGATGATGTTGAGGCCAACAGTGATTTAGCTGCACTGGCGGCATCTAATGGATCTTCGCTTATCGGTTTTATCCAAGCCGGCACTAGCGCAGTTGCACGCACGGTGCAGAGCAAACTGCGCGATACCGTGAGCGTCAAGGACTTTGGGGCTGTTGGCAATGGTGTGGCCGATGACACGGCGGCGATTCAGGCGGCGATCACTTACGCCAAGACGCTTACAGCACCTGAGCTAATCGTTGACTACGGGACGTATCTCACCAGCGCCTCGCTGACGTTCGACCTGCCAAACCACAGCACGATCAGCTTCCTCGGCCTAATCCGTTCCAGCGTGTCGAGCAGTCCGGCCATCCGCATCGGCAGCACATCGACCAACACCTTCTCCCTGACGGTGACGGGCATTAAGATTGAACGTACATCCAATGACACCACGACGCTATCGTCTGGCGTTCAGTTGCGTAACCTTGTGGCGTCCTATGTGGACGTCCGGAAATGCACCGGCTTCTACGACGGTGTGCTGTGTTTTGCAGATCAGGCCAACGGCGGCTTCTCGTACAACGAGGTTCACCTTGGCTTCATCCACGACAACCTGCGCAACCTGTACCTGACGGCATCGGGCGTTGGGTACTGCAACGAAAACAACTTCTACGGCGGCTCGTTTAACCATAGCAGCGCGTATCCTGCCGTTGCCACGACAAACCTGTTTATCAACCACTTCGCAACGTCCGTCCTGAACAACAACCGTTTCTACGGCCCGTCGTTTGAGGACAACTCTGCGCTTGCCACGGCTGCGGTCATCAACGGCGATAACAACGTCATCTATTGGCCCCGGATGGAGAATCCCGCCATCCAGCCAACGTATCAGATTCAGTTCACCGTGAACGCCCGCGAGTGCCGGATGATTGGCCACGGGTTTACGATGGTAAACACGAACATCAGCGATCTCGGCTCGGGCAATATGTACGAAACCCGCGAGGGTAGCGTCATGAATTACCAGACGCCTGCAACGGCTGGAAAAGCGGTGTTGAAATTGCAGTCCTACGCCACCGGTTCCGCAAAAGTATTGTCCGGCCTTGATTCAGGTGGCACGGAGCGCAGTTACATAACCGGCGATGGTGATGCTTACCTCAAGCGGGCGCTGACGCTTGAAGGCATTCCAACAAGTGGCGCCGCAGGCGCATTGACGCTGGGCGCGGGCACGCAGACGACCGTTGGGGCCGCAGGCGGCGCGAGCGCGCTGCCCGCCACGCCGCTGGGGTATCTAAGAGTATGGGTCGGCGCGACAGAAGTCGTCATCCCGTACTACAACAGAGTGTAAGGAATAGCCATGACAGTCACCGTCAAAGTTCTGATCCCGGCCAAGACCGCCGAGAACAGCCAGACCACGCAGTACACCGCCACGGGCGTCACGGCGATCATCGACAAGTTCACCGCGACGAACTACAGCGCCAGCGCTGCGACGATCAGCGTGAACTTGGTTACGCTGGCCGACACCGCAGGCAATCAGAACTTGATCGTCAAGACCAAGACGCTGCAGCCTGCTGAGACGTACACGTTCCCTGAACTGGTCGGCCAAGTGCTTGCGCCCAGCGGGTTCATCTCTACAATCGCCGGCACGGCAAGCGCCATCAACATCCGCGCTTCCGGGCGCGAGGTGACATCCTAAGGAGCGGCCATGTTTCAGTTTCTCATCCCTGCCGCCGCCGCGCTAATCGGCAGTTCCATGTCGTCGCGCGCCGCAAAGTCTGCGGCGCAGACGTCGGCGCAGTCTGCTGACCGCGCCACCGAGCTGCAGCAGCGCATGTACGAGGAATCGGTTGCGCGTCAGCAACCATTCCTAGAGACCGGCACGGAGATGTTCAACCGGCTGGCGGCGCTGCAGCGCGGCGGCCCCGAGGCGCAGAACTTCTTGCAGATGGACCCTGGTTACCAGTTCCGTCTGAGCGAAGGCATGAAGGCGCTGGACCGCCAGGCTGCGGCGCGTGGTGGACTGATCTCGGGCGGCGCTTTGCGGGCCGCGCAGCGTTACGGTCAAGACCTCGGATCGCAGGAGTTCGGTGCGGCGTACAACCGCCTAGCCAGTATGGCCAACGTCGGCCCGCAGGCTGCTGGCGTGATGAGCAACCTCGGCCAGAACTACGCCACCAACGTCGGCAACATCTACCAGCAGCAAGGGAACACGGCAGCCAACGCCGCGCTGGCCCGAGGCAGCGCCTACTCGGGCGGCCTGAACCAGTTGGGCTATCTGGCCGGTCGGTATTACGGTCAGCCGCAGACGCCGAACTACGCGCCGGTTGAGTCACGCGACATCTACCCGAGCGGTGGCGGTGGTGGCGGCGGGTATTACCCTGACTTTACAGGCCCGCGTTAAGGAGCCAACATGGCAGTCAACTTCGGACTTCTCCAGCCGGCGCAACCGGCGTCGGCGTTCTTCCAAGGCCAGCAGGATGTGCAGCGCGAGGTCGAGCAGAACATGCTGCGCCAGTCGCAGATGGAGAACATGGCCGCGCAGCGTGCCGAGCGTCTGGCCATGATGCAAGACCGGCAGGCGATGACTCAAGAGCGCGCGGCCAAGGCTGCGCAGGCCGCCAAGCGGCAAGAGTTCTTGGTGGGGCTTAGCGCCAAGATGGCCGAGGGCGGCCACAAGCTCGACCGCCCCACGCTCGGCCAGGTGCTGCAGTTCGGCATGCAGACCGGCGAAGATTCGCTGATCAGGCTGGCCACCGAGGGCATGCGGGCGTTGGACGAGGAAGACCGCGAAGCCGCCGAGATGAGCCGCATCCGTGGCCCTGCGCCGTCCATGATGCGTCAGCCCGCCGCCGCGTTGCCCGCAGCCCCCGCCGCACCCACCAACATGCTGGCCGGCACGCCGTTCGACATCGGCACTACGCAGCCCGCGCCAGCCAACGCACTGGCCGCGCGCCCCGCCGCTGCTGAGCCTATGGTTGGCGGCTTCACTCGCGCTGAAATCAATGAGATGGCAGGCAGCAACGTCAAGGCCGTGCGCGAGCGCGGCGAACGGCTGTTGAAGTTGTTGCCAAAAGATCAACTCGGCGCAAGACTGCAAGATCGTTTTGTTCCAGTTGGTAAGTTGATGTTTGATCGGCAAGAACAGAAATACATAGCACCACCGCAAGCGGCCATCGCGGCTACGCAAGAGCGCGGGACAGCAGCGCCTGCGCCGGCCAAAGAGCCCGCCGCCAAGCCGCTTACCGCTGCGCAAGAGGCGACGCGGCGCGACAAACTGGGCAAGGAATTCAAGTCGGCATCGTCCGCGTTGCAAACGACGCAAGATGTGCTGGATTCAATTGCTGCTGTCAAATCCTCACCCGGCCTGTCGCGCGCGACCGGCTTCACGGGCACCATGTTGCCTTCGTTCCCGGAAGGCGAGGCGGCGCAAGCAGAAACTCGACTGGCTAACCTAAAAGGCAAAGTTACTGCGTTGGGTAAAGCCGCTGCTGCTGCATCTGGCGCAATCGGGTCTATTGCCAATCAAGAATGGAAGATTCTTGCAGACCAAATCGCAGCTATTGAGCCCGTTAAAGGCGCTGGGCCTTTGCTGGAGCAAATCGGTCTTGTGGAGGCGCAGGCGTTGGGTGCGATGGAGCGCATCCAAGACGCTTACAACCGTCAGTTCGGTGAAGACTTTGAGCGGTTCCCGCAGTTCAGAGATCTACCGCCGCCAAAGTCAACGCAGCCCAAGGGGCGCAAGTCCGGTGGGGCTGTGACGCCTGCGGGGGCGGCGCCGGCACCGGCAACCGGCGCGCTATCACCTGCCGAACAGGCAGAATTGGAACAGCTTCGTAAACTACTTCGCAAAGGAGGCTGACAATGGACCCCCGCGAAGAATTGGCGGCGCTGCGTCGGTTGGCTGAACTGGAAGCCAAAGCGGCGCGTACTGCCGTTCAGCCAACGCAGCCTTCTCAGCCGTCAGAAGTTCCGTTCGGGCGCCGCGCGATTGAGTTCGTGCGGCCTACGGTCGAGGCGCTGGGCGGCGTCGGCGGTGCGGCGCTGGGGACTCCGTTGGGTCCAGTAGGTGCTATTGGCGGCGCGGGACTCGGTTACGGCGCCGCGAAAACGGGCTTGGACGTGCTAGAGACGGCGCTCGGATACCGTCAAGGCCCAAGCACCGCGCTTGAGGCAGTGGGCGGCGGCGCCAAAGACGTTGCGGTTGGGTCCGTGATGGAAGGTATTGGCCGTGGCATCGTTGGCCCTGCCGTGGCCAAGGCTGGCGAGTACGTCAGCAAGATCAAGAACATCAAGCTCGACACCTACTTGCAGGCCCTTGACAACAAGGGCGACGACATCATCGCCGCGCTGCGCGGCAAGCCGTCTGCTGTGCCTGGCGCGGCACCGACTGCCGGTGAGATGGCCGCGCCTGCGGGCAGTGTGCGGTTCTCGGCGCTTCAGGCGCAAGCGTCGAAGGTGCCTGCAATGGCGTCGGACTACGCCGCGATGGCTGCGCAGACCAACCAGGCTCGCCTAGCGCAGCAGGGGCGGGCAGACGCCAAGTTCCAAGCGGCAGCCGCCAAGGCCAAAGCCAAGATCGACCGTGGCCTGACCACCGTAAGCCAGCGCGAAACTGGTGAGACGTTGTTGGCTGCTGCCGAGGCCGAGAAGGAAGCCGTTAAGAAGCAGGTGGTCGAGCCGGCATACGCGAAAGCGTTTGCGGCAGCCGGCGACGACAAGATCGACGTCAGCAACGTCGTCAAAGAAGCCGAGTCGATTCTCGGGCGCGAACTGTCCACGTTTGACCCCAGCACCGCGCCGGCTACCGTTGGCAAGCTGCTGTCGCTGCAGCCAAAAGCCCCCGCCGCCAAGCCGGTTGGTGCTGGCGTTGTGTCGTCCAAGCTGAAAGCCCCGACGCCGCCTGCTGGCGCGCCTGAGGTAACGCTGGCGCAGCTTGACGACGTGCGCAAAGCCATCAACGCCGACATTGCTGCTGCCGCACGGTCAAGCGACCCGGCTGCGGCCACAACGCTGCGCAACTTGGGCAAGCTGCACAAGTCGATTGATGAAGCGATAGAGGGCAGCGCCGCGTTGTCCGATGAGGCCAAGGGTTTGTACCGCGGGGCGCTGGATACATACCGCACGCAGTACGCGCCTCGGTTCAAGACCGGCGTCAACGCCAACCTGTTCAAGCAGACGGCGCTTAACGAGCCCAAGCTGAACCCGGATGATGTCGTCAAGACGTACTTCCAACCCAAGGGCGAGCGCGAGGCTCAACAGTTTGTCACGATGTTTGGCAAGAACGCCGATGCGTTGAAGGTGGCGCGCTCGGGCATTGAAGACCTGTACCGCCGCGAAGTCACGGACGCTGCTGGCCGCGTGACCCCCGAGGCGCACGCCAAGTTTGTCAAGAAGTACGCGGACCCGCTGCGCATTCTTGACGACGCCGGAGTGAACGTCTCGCAGCGCCTTGACGTTGTTGCCAAGGATGCTGCGCGGCTGGCCAAGATCCAAGAACTTGCTGAAGCCAGTGGCAACAAACTTGCACCTCCGCTCCCGCCTGGCGCAAACGCGATGGCGGTGCAAAAGCGTATCGATGAACTTACGCAAGGTTTGACGCCCCAACAAAAGACGCACGTCGGCGCCGTCAAAGAAGACCTGTTGCGAGAAGCCGAGTTTCAGCGCCTTGTCCAAGCCGGCGCGCAATCTGAAGTTAAGGTCAAAGGGTTGGGTACAGAGACAGGCAAGGAGCTGGGCCTTCCACTACCCAACTTCCTGTTGGTGCCCATCACGATCTTCAACAACGTCTACAAGCGGCTGGCGCTGCGGATGGACGATAAGATCGCGCTGGAGATCGCACGCGAACTCACCAACCCTGCGATGGCTGCCGATTCAATTTCCAAGGCCATCCGTCTGCAGGCTGATCGTGCGGCAACTAACCAACTGTTACCACAGTTTGGCCGCGCGGCAACAATAGGCGCTGGGGTTGAGATCGCGCCCCGAGCGGAACCGGCAAACTACAACGCCCTTGCACGATGATGGACACGCAATACCTCTTCAACGTCGCCGTCTCCATCGCCGGGTTCCTTGGCGGGTGGGTGCTGAACAACATCTACCAGACCATCAGGTTGCTGGACAAGGACGTGCGGCAGATGCCGCTGAACTATGTCGCCAAGGATGACTACCGGCGCGACATCGACGAGGTGAAGGAGATCTGCCGCCAGATCTTCGCCAAGCTCGACCACAAGGCGGACAAACCCTGAAAGGACTGACATGAACGCGATGATCATTCAAGCGCTGGTGCGCCACCTCCTGACCGCGCTGGCCGGCGGCTTCGCTGTCAAGTACGGCATCGGCAGCGACGTCATGGACGCCATCATCGGCGGCGGCGCGGCGCTGGCCGGCGTGGGCTGGTCGGTCTACGACAAGCGCAAGCAGTGAACTGGGCCGACTATCCCAACTTCACCGAGGCTGAGTTCCGCTGCCGGCACTGCGGCAAGCAGGAGATGAAGCCCGAGTTCATGGGGCGTCTGCAGGCGCTGCGTGACGTCTACAAGCGCCCCATGAGCATCACGTCAGGCTACCGCTGCCCTGACCATCCGGTGGAGAAGGCCAAGGCCGAGCCGGGCATGCACTCCACCGGCCTAGCCTGCGACGTCGGCGTGCAAGGCGCTGACGCCCATGAGGTGTTGCGTCTGGCCATGCACCTCGGCTTCACCGGCATCGGTGTGCAGCAGAAAGGCGCGGGGCGGTTCATCCATCTGGACTTGCGCGCCGCGCCTACGGTCTGGTCGTACTGACGCAGATCAGGCAAGAGCTATCCCTACCGCGATCAGCAGCACCGCGACCACCGCTGCTACGGCCAGCGGCATCACGCTGTTGCCGTCGTCATCCTCAACGCCGAGTTCAGTGCAGCATTCAGCCGCTTGAGGGTATCGGCCTTGCTGGTCGCAACCCATAGGAACTCGCGGGTGGTGAAGCGGTGATTGTTTGCGCATTTGTATCGTCGGTAATGGTATTCGACACGTTTGCGCGACTCTAGGACGTCAGCCCAAGCGCCGCACTCAGGGCAATTCTTCATTCGGTATCCAGTCGGGGCACGGCCCGTGGCCGTCCCAAGGGTAGATGAGAGGCGTGTTCTTGTCGGGTGCGTAGGTGCGTCTGGCGCAGTCGGTGCACTCGCGCTTGTACAGCCTACCCCAATGCGGATCTTCTTTCCACAGCCCGCCGCAACGGCTTACGTCTGGTGGCAGTTTTGTCATGCTCCCTCCTGCGTCATCACTTCCAGTTGCGCGCGCAGCCGGTCGATGCGCGTCTCATGGTAGAGCACCATCGCGTTGGCATAGTCGCGCCCGGTCTGCGCTTCCAGCAGGCCGCGCCGCGCCTGGTCAAGCTCGCGGGCGATGAGTTCTTCGGGGCTAGGGGTTCGGAATGGGTTGAGCAGTCTCACGTTGTATCTCCGTCATCAGTTCTAGGCGCTCTCGGGTTGCACGCAGCGCACTGAAGCGCTGGTGCAGTCTCTCAACGACAGTGACGCGGCGTTCGCCGTCTACTTCGGCAACAAGCGCTGCCTTCACTTCGTCTTCGGTCATGGCGTTCAGGCGCCTGTTCAGCGAACGCCAAGAGTTCGGTTGCTTGCGGGTCATTTCAGTGCTTCCAATGCGATGTCGGACAGGCTGCGCTTGTCGCGCAGGGCGGCCCAGATTTTGTGGTCGATGGTGCCGTGTGTCAGCAGAACGTAGCACCACACGTCATGCGCCTGGCCAGAGCGGTGCAGCCGCCCGACAGCCTGTTCGTACAGCTCCAGCGACCACGGCAACGTGAGCCACACCATGCGGCAGCCGCCGTGCTGGAGGTTGAGCCCGTGTCCAGCCGACGCCGGGTGCGCCAGCAGCACCTCGATCTTGCCGGCGTTCCAAGCGTCAATGGCGCCAGCGTCGCGCACATCCACCGCGTGCGGGAACTGGCGCTTGAGTTCCACCCGTTCACCGATGTACTGATACCAGATGATGGTGGGGGCGCGCTGGTTCTCGGCCAGCAGGTCGGTCAGCGCGTCGAGCTTGTGCGGTGACAGCCAGCGCACACCGTCGTCGGTGTAGATGAACCCTGCGGCCAACTGCTGAAGTTTTTGTGTGACGACCGCCGCGTTCTGAGCAATAGTTGTCGTGTCTGGGAACTCCAGCACGAAGTTCTTGCGCATCGTGTCGTACTCGCGCATCTCCATCTGCAGCGGCACCTCGACCGTGTGCAGCGGCGGCAGCGTGTCCTTGTACTGCCCCGGCTCCAACAGGTAGGTGGCCGGCTTGATGGCCTGCATGACGCGCTGCAGCGCGCCTGGCATCGGTTCCCACTCGACGTGGGTGCCACGGTTGTACTGGAAGAAGTGCTGCTGCATGAACGCGCCCTTGGTGCGCCCGAGCAGGCTGTGGTCGATGATCTTGCACTGGCCGAAGACGTCCTCTAGACCGTTGCTGGTGAACGAGCCGGTCAGGCCCCAGCGGATCTCGACGGCCTTGACGATCTTTTCCATCGCCTTGAAACGCTTGCCGCCGGGGTTCTTCAGGCGCGTCAGTTCGTCAAACACCACGCCCGTAAAGTCGGACAGGTCGAGGTCCGCGCACCACTGCAGGTTGTCGTAGTTGATGACCACCACGTCGGCGTCGCTGTCGTACAGCGCAGCGAAGCGCTGGTTCGGTGTGCCGACTGCCGCGCGCACCTCCAGCGACGGCGCCCACTTGGCCGCCTCGACCGGCCAGACCGAGGCCGCCACGCGCAGCGGCGCAACGACCAAGAAACGGATGGACGCGTTGTCCACCAGGTCGCGCATGGCCGTCAGCGTGATGGCTGTCTTGCCCGCGCCGACCGGCGCGAGGATCATCGCCCGGTCGTGCTCGTACAGGAAGTCAGCGGCCTGCTCTTGGTAGGGGCGCAGCTTCATGCTTGCCCCCTTGCGCGGATGGCGGCGGCGCACTGTTCGGCCTCACTGCATGAGTCATCATCAAGATCGAACAGGCTTTCACATACCTTCGCGCAGGCCTCGCGCTCGGCAGCGGCGGCTGCAAGAGCAGCTTTTTTGATGGCTTCGTCCTCGTAGTATTTGCTTCCGTGTTCACGCCGCCACGGGTCATCTCGGTCGGCCCAATCCATGTATGCGCGGTAAGCCTCCCGCGCCATGCGGATGATGTCGTCGCGGTTCACTTCTCACCGCCTTTCACATACACCACCCAGTTGTCGACGTCGGCCTTGCCGTACAGGCAGGCGTAGTTCTGATGGAGGCGCCGCATGTCGTTGCGGAAGATCTCCTGCAACGGCGACAGCTTGCCGGTCTCGGTCTTCAGTTCCACGAACCAGACAATGCCTTCGGGCAGCACGACCACGCGATCGCTCACGCCCCGGTGGGCGGGGCTGACGAACTTGTACGCCGTGCCGCCCATCGCCCGGACAGCGCCGACGAGGTAGGCTTCGATCTCTTTCTCGGTCTTCATGCGTTGCGCTCCTTCAGCGCGGCCTCGATGGCGTAGCGAAAGTCCGTCAAAGTGCTGTGATTGAACTTGTATGTGTGGCTGTGATGCGGGTCTGAGCTATGCCGGTATTCCCAGCATTTCCGGTGCGCAATCGCCACCATCTCCTCATCCGTCAGCCCTCGCCACTCGCGGCGGGGTGGGTGTGTGTAGAGGGGTATCTTCCACTTCAGGCTTTGCGGAGGAAACTGAAACCGCATTGTTGCGTTCATCCTGATTGAACCGTACGGCGATTCAAGCCACGCAAGCGGCTCCTGCTCCGGCTGCTCCAACGCGGCGCGGAGGGCTTCTGCAATGGCCCACTCTTCCGGGTACATGTCTTGTTGCCCGATGCTTTCCATGTAGGCCAGCGCCTGACGCGCAGCGTCTCTCAGGTCAGTCATGGTTTCGCTCCTGTTCGGCGACAAGGGCGGCGAAGCGTTCATCACTGACCGCGTGCTCCAGCGCGGCGCGGAGGGCGGTGATGGCGTCAGCAACACGACGGCGCGGGTAGTGCTCATGCGCGCAATAGAGCTGCGTGCTCTCCAACGCCTCCAGCGCCTGCTGGGCAGCTTCGCGTAGGGTGGTCATGCGTTGCGCTCCTTCAGCGCGGCCTCGATGGCGCGGGCGAACTGCTTTAGCTTTGGTGACAGGCTGTCCATATCCATCCCCCAATTTGGTAGTTCGTTGTAAACATACAGCAGTTGTTCATCCGTCAGCCCTCGCCACTCGCGGCGGGGTGGGTGGGTGTAGAGGGGATTCCATGCACCCGGTTCAGCATCGGCGGGCAGCTTTTTGCGGAAGTGCGCAGTGTTCAACCATTGCCACGCCACCGGCTCCTGCTCCGGCTGCTCCAGCGCGGCGCGCAGTGAGCCTTTGGCGATCTGCACTTGTTGCAACCCATGCCATTGATGTTCTTGTCTGACTGCGCATATCTCCAACGCCTCCAGCGCCTGCTGGGCGGCGGCTCTCAAGTCACTCATCGCATCCACTCCGGTTTCTTGGGCAATGGTGCCCATCCAAGGTAGCCGCCCGTGCCTGGCGCATACTGGCCGTAGACGGCCACGCCGCCCGTCGTCAGCAGTTGGACCTTGGCCGACAGCGGGCAAGTGTGCAGTGGGCGCCAGTAGTAGGTTTGGTCTACCGCTGCGGCTTTGTCGTTGGTAAGTTTGACTGTCACTTCCTGTCGTCCTTGGCTTGCATCTCTTGGATCGCCCGCTTGCAATAGATCGCAGCGTCGAGCAATTCCTCGTACTGGTGTTGCAGCCAATCCTGCAACGGCAGCGGGTTGTTGGCGACAGTCACGCCATACTTCGACACCCCACGGCGCTGCCGCGCTAGGATGTCCTTCACCACTTCAGCCTCAGTGTCCATAACCCGTTCTCCGAAATTTTTTGTGATTCTGAACTGTTGACAATGATCTGTCAACAGCCCTACACTGCAGTCCTCATCAATCAACTGGAGTTCACAGTGCAACACAGTAAAGTCGTCGGCGGGTCCACCGCCAAGCGCGTCATCAACTGCCCTGGCAGCGTGGCGTTGGTCGCTAAGATGCCGCCGCAGGCATCGTCCAAGTACGCCGAGGAGGGCACACTCCTGCACGGCTGCATGGAGGACCTGCTGGCCGATGGCGAGTTGGGCGACGTCATCGCCAAGCACAAGCTCACCGACGAGCAGGCCGAGAAGCTGCAGTTCTGCCTCGACGCGCTCGACCAGATCGACCCCGAGCAGCGCATGCAGTTCGTCCAAGAGGTTGAAGTCGAGTTCGAGGGCGTCAAGGCGCTGGAAGGCGTGTTCGGCAACGCGGACTTTATCGGGCGCGTGGGCGACCGCGCGGTCGTGCTGGACTGGAAGTTTGGCGACGGCGTGATGGTGGAGGCCGAGGAGAGCGAGCAGGGGCTGTTCTACGCCGCTGCGGCCATGAAGACCAGCAAGGTGCAGTGGGCGTTCGATGGCGCCGAAGAGATTGAGATCGTGATCGTCCAGCCGCCGCACGTCCGTCGCTGGGTGACGACGTTCAAGCGCGTCCATGAGTTCGAGCGCGAGCTGGTTGTGGCCGTGCAGGCCGCCCAGCGCGCCGATGCGCCTACGGTCCTTGGCGACCACTGCCGCTGGTGTACGGCCAAGCCCATCTGCCCGCAGATGACCGGGGCCGTGGACCGCGTGACGCACACTGCGCTGGCCACCGTGGACCCCGAGGCGCTGGGGCAGGCGCTGGCGATGGCCGAGCGGCTGGAGGACTTCATCGTCGAGGCGCGCAAACTGGCGCAGGCGCGGCTGGAGAAGGGCCTACCGGTGCCAGGCTATAAACTGGTGCCCAAGCGCCCCGTGCGGCAGTGGGCCGATGACAAGGGGATGCACGTTGTCTGGCTGAACGCCGGCATCGACCCCACCGTTTACCAAGAAATCAAATTGCGCAGTCCTGCCCAAATGGAGAAGGTCTGCAAGGAGCAAGGCGTCACGTTCCCGGCCAATCAGGTTGTGAGCGTGTCGTCAGGCAACACCATCGCGTCGGCGGGTGATCCTCGTCCGGCTGTGTTGGTGATCGGCGAGCAGCTTCGTGCTGCTTTATCTAGAGTTTAGTCAAGTTATCGAAAGGACATAAAGTGTCAAATCTCGTAGCGTTCAAGCAGGCCGGCTTGCCGGCAGTTTCTTCCCTCTCCAGCGCGCTGCGCGTGGCGGCGCAATCCGCCGCGCCAGCAGGCGGTACGGTCATCCTCAAGATGGACCGCACCGGCCATTGGGTCTTTGGCGCAGACCAAGACGAGGTGGAGCCCGGCAGCAAGTGGGCCGTGAATCCGTACTCGTTCGTCCACGGCTTTATCGCGTGGGGCGATGGTCAGGTTCTTGGCGAAAAGATGGCGCCCATGACCGAGCCGCTGCCCGAGGTCGAGGCCGCACCTCCGGGCGCGTCCAAGGGCTGGGAGATGCAGATCGGCTTCTCACTAAAGTGCCTCTCCGGTGAAGACGCCGGCATGGAAGCGCGCTACACGGCGACCTCCGTCGGCGGCAAGCGCAGCGTGCAGGAGCTTGCCCTGGCTGTGGCTGAGCAGGCCGACAAGGACAGCAGCAGAATCGTTGCTGTTGTCACGCTCGGCAAGGACCACTACCAGCACAAGAGCTACGGGCGCATCTACACGCCAGTGTTCGACGTGGTGGAGTGGGTCGGCATGAACGGCCCCGAGGCGCAAGCCGACGAGCCGCAGGCCGACTCGGCTGAGCCGGCACCGACCCGTCGCCGTCGCGTGGCCTAACCAAGAGAGGGGGCCGGGGCCGAAAGGCTCCGGCTTTTTGCTATGGTCTATTACAACGAGATCGACCCCTACGCGGCGCAGTGGCTGCGCAATCTGATTGCAGCGGGTCATATCGCGTCGGGGGTGGTTGATGAGCGGTCTATTTGCGACGTGGATTCTGCGGACCTCGCAGATTTCACGCAGTGTCATTTCTTCGCCGGTATCGGCGTCTGGAGCCTCGCCTTGCGCCGCGCCGGATGGCCTGACGACCGGCCTGTTTGGACGGGCTCTTGCCCCTGCCAGCCCTTCAGCGCCGCAGGCAAGCGAGACGGTTTCAGTGACGAGCGCCACCTCTGGCCGCACCTGTTCCGTCTCATCGCGCAGCGCCGCCCTGCAGTCGTCTTTGGCGAGCAGGTTGCAAGCCGCGACGGTCTTGAGTGGCTCGACCTTGTACAAGCTGACTTGGAAGGCGCGGATTACGCCAGCGCAGCGGTCGATATTTGCGCTGCGGGCGTCGGCGCCCCGCATATCCGACAGCGACTCTACTGGGAAGCGCAGCGGTGGGCTGAACACGCAGGCGAACTTGGCGGGCTGGCCGACGCCTCGCAGCGCCGACACGGTGAACACGAACGAAACCCCGGAACAATGGGCGGCGCGAGAGAAGGTGATGAAAGCCAAGAACCCAAACTTAGGAGGGTTACACAAGCCACTGGGCATAGTGGCGAAGACTGCGGAGCCCGCCCGACTAACGGCCACTGGGCAGATGCTGACTGGCTCTACTGCCGAGACGACAAGTGGCGGCCAGTTGAACCCGGCACATTCCCGCTGGCTCATGGGGCTACCGCCCGAGTGGGACGCCTGCGCGCCTACGGCAATGCCATCGTCCCGCAAGTCGCGGAAGCCGTTATCCGAGCCTACATGCAATGATCTGGGTTGACTTCGAGACGCGCTCCGAGTGCGACCTGCCCGCTCGGGGCGTCTACAACTACGCGCAGCACCCATCCACACAAGTCCTGTGCATGGCGTATGCGCATGATGACGAGGACGTGCAGGTCTGGACGCCCGATCAGCCGTTCCCGCTGTCGGTGACCCGCGCCATATTGGCCGGCGAGCGCCTGTACTGTCACAACGCGGCGTTCGAACGTCTAATTTTTTGGTACGTACTCTGCCCCGACCACGGCGCGCCTGAGCCGGCGCTGGGGCAGTTCTATTGCACCGCCACGCAGGCCCGCGCCAACTGCGCGCCTGGCTCGCTGGAGGACGTGGGGCGCTTTGCTGGCGCTGGCATGTTGAAGGACCACCGGGGCGCGCAACTGGTGCGCAAGTGCTGCATCCCGCCTTTCAAGCACACGCCCCAAGACCTGGCCGACTTGTTCGACTACTGCGCGCAGGACGTGCGCGCCATGCGGGCCGTCAGCAAGGCCATGCGGCAGTTGACCGACGAGGAATTAGCCGACTATCACATCAACGAGCGCATCAACGACCGTGGCGTGCGGGTGGACGTGCCGCTGGCCTTGGCCGCGCAGCGTTACGCCGCCGTGGAGCTTGAGGAGATTCAGCGCCGCGTGGTCGAGGTGACGGGCGGGGCCATCCGCAGTGTGCGCTCACCTCGCATGCGCGAGTGGGTCTGGGAGCGTCTCGGCCCCGAGGCGCGCAAGTTGATGGTGCAGCACAAAGACGGCGAAGAAAAGCAGTCCATCGACAAATCCGTGCGTGCCGCGTTGCTGACTTTAGCCGAAGAACACCATGAAGACGTGCCCCCCGATGTGGCCGAGGTCATCCAAGCAGCCGATGACCTGTGGGCCAGCAGCGCAGCCAAGTTCGGGCGTATGGCCCACCTTGCGGATGACGAGGATTGTCGTGTGCGTGGGGCGTTCGTCTTCGCTGGTGGCTCTGCCACGGGCCGCGCGTCGAGCTATGGCTTGCAGGCGCACAACTTTCCGCGCATGTGCGCCGATGACCCCGAAGCCGTCGGACAAGCGATGGCAGGCGGCGGCTCAATTGCGCCTGAGTTCGGCAAGCGAGTCACCGACGTCCTGAAGTCCATGCTGCGCCCGGCGCTGATACCGTCGCCGGGTAAGGTGTTCGTCGTCGCGGACTGGTCGGCCATTGAGGGCCGCGTCCACCCGTGGCTGAGCAACTGCGCCGCAGGCGAGGGCAAGCTGGACGTGTTCCGCTCCAAGTTGGACCCGTACAAGGTCAACGCCAGCGCGACCTTCGCCGTGCGGTATGAGGACGTGACCAAAGACCAGCGCCAGATCGGCAAGGTGCAGGAGCTGGCGCTGGGGTTCCTCGGCGGGCCTGGCGCGTTCGCTACGTTCGGGCGCATCTACGGCGTGCATGTGTCGGAAGCTGACGCAACGCGCATGGTCAACGGCTGGCGTCGCGCGAATCCTTGGGCTATGCTGCACGGGCAGGCGCTGGAGTCGGCGTACACGTCGGCGATGCGCCACCCCAACCGGGAGTTCTCGGCTGGGCGCACCACCTACCTCTACGATGAGCAACACCTCTGGTACGCGCTGCCGTCTGGCCGCGTTCTGTGCTATCCGTTTGCGCGGCTGGAGGCCGACGGCGTGAGTTACGCCAAGGCCTCATGGAAGCCCGCAGCGGACGCCAAGGAGTGGCCCCGCGCCCGGCTGTGGCGAGGGCTGGCCTGCATAGCTAAAGGCACTCCTGTATTGACAAATCGGGGCTGGGTGCCTATCGAACAAGTGCGCCGTGCGGATCTTGTGTGGGATGGGGTTGAGTGGGTTATGCACCAAGGGCTTGCGCACCAAGGTGTTGGTAGGGTAAATTATGCGTTTGCAGTTGCAATGACTGCAGACCATTTGGTACTTACTGACAAAGGGTGGCGACGTGCAGACCAAACTAAAGGACATCACCGGGCTCCGTGTGGGCTACCTTATGGCCACGAAGCCATTGGGCACGGACGGGCGCAGAGCGGTGTGGGAGATAACTTGCGACTGCGGGCAGACGCGGGTGATGAAGCTGCAAAACTACATGAAGTTGGTGCGCGTAGCGCGGCCAGCGTCTTGCGGTTGCAAGAAAAAAGTGTTGCAGTCCGCCGCGCATCAGACTCACGGCATGAGCAGGCATCCGGCTTTTGCGGTTTGGCGGTCTATGCTAGATCGGTGTCGGCTGCCATCGCACCAAGCGTGGAAGAACTACGGCGCAAGGGGTATCGGCGTCTGCGCTCGGTGGCAAGAGTCGTTCGAGAATTTTTGGGCCGACATGGGTCCGGCCTATGCGCCGGGTTTGTGTTTGGACCGTATCGACAACAACGGGCCGTATTCGCTGGAGAACTGCCGGTGGGCAACTTACCGACAACAGGCGCGCAACAAGCGCAGTTCTCGGCTGGTGGACAGCCCTCTCGGGCCCATGCTGGTGTGCGAATTGTCCGAACGGACCGGGATTGGTCAGACAACGCTGCTGTACCGACTGTCGAAGGGCGTGACTGGAGCAGATCTGATTGCGGCCCCGGACGCTACTCGGAAGTTTTCGACCTCATCAACTGCGGCCCTCGCAAGCAGTTTGTCGTCCAAGGCGTAGATGGGCAGCCGCTGATCGTGCATAACTGCGAGAACGTCACGCAGGCGGTCGCCAACGACATCCTGCGCCACTCGCTGCGGCATCTGGAGCCGCACGGCGCGGTGATGCACGTCCATGACGAGGTGGTGGTGGAGACCGACCGCCCCGACGACGTGCTGGCGCTGATGCAGGAGGTGATGGCCACGGCCCCGGCGTGGGCGCAGGGGCTGCCGCTGGCCATCGAAGCACAAACAATGAGGAGATACGGGAAATGAACGTGGTGCCGTGCATCTCTTGCGCCGATGGCAGCAACACCTGCGAATTGGAAACCGTGTAAACAACAACGCCCGCGCAGGTGACGGCCTGGCGGGCGTTTCTTCAAGGAGATGCGACGTGAGAAGATCCGATGATACCGTAAGCAGGGAGTTCGTACAGTGGCTGGCCTCGCTGGCCCCGGAAGGCGAGACGGCGCTGATCGTGCGCCAGAAGCCCCGCGAGCCGATTGAGTACCACGCCGACGGCGCTATCAAAGCCACTTGGCCGGCGTTCTTGCCGAAGCACGGCAACATTGCGGGAGAGGCGTGGTACGGCAACACAGCGTCGTTCATGCGTGAGCGGTTCGTCGATGGCCGCCCCAGCGCCAGCGCCGCCAACTGCGAGTACGTCCTTGTGATGGTGCTGGACGACATCGGCACCAAGTCCAAGACGCCCCCGCTGCCTCCAACGTGGGTCATGGAGACCAGCGCCGGTAACTTTCAGTGGGGTTACGCCTTCAGCGAACAGCCGACCAAGGCCGAGTTCGCGGCGGCCATCCGCGCCGTGGCGGACGCCGGTTTTACTGACCCCGGCGCATGCAACCCGGTGCGCAACTTCCGCATCCCTGGCAGCGTCAACTTCAAGCCGGGCCGTGAGGCGTTCGCCTCGCGCTTGGTGGAGTGGGAGCGCGCCCGAGAGTACACGCTGGAGGACATCTGCGCCGCTCTGGGCGTGGTCCCCGGCGCGCCTGAGAGCGCAGGGCCCCGGTCGATCCGCCTCGCGGACGACGGCGGCGACGATGTGGCCGCGTGGCTGTCGGAGCAGGGGTTGGTGCTCAGTAGGCCCAACGCTGAAGGGTGGATGGGCGTCATGTGCCCGCAGGCCGACCAGCACACGGACGGCAACCCCGAGGGGCGCTACATGCCCGCCTCGCGGGCGTTCTGCTGCCTGCACTCGCATTGCATCGACCTGAACAGCGTCACGTTCCTGCGCTGGGTGGCCGAGCAGGGCGGGCCATCTCACGCGCCTGGCCTGCGTGAGGAGCTGCTGCAGACGCGCTTGGCTGGCTCGCTGCCCCCGCCACCGCCGGGTGCTACCGATGAGGCGCAGCGCCTGATCGCTGAGGTGGAGCGCAAGGAGGCCGGGCGCACGGAAATGAAGGCGTGGTTTAGCCGGTTCGCCTACATCCTGCCAGAGGATTCCTACTTCGACCTACAAGAGCTGACCGAGGTCAGCCGTAACGGCTTCAACGCGCTGTTCCGCCACATCCGCTGCATCAGCATCCATCCGACCGCTGCCGGTAAGCCCCGCACCGTCGAGGCGTCGATCAGTTTTGACGAACACCGGCAGGACATGAACGCTAAGGTGCTGGCCGGTGTCACTTACGCGGCGGGCGAGACGACGCTGTGTACGAGGGACGGCAACATCTACGCGAACCGCTGGCGCAACGCCCGCCCGACCGTGGCCGGTGGAGGTGACGTGTCGCTGTGGCTGGCGCACGTCGAGCGCATGATCCCCGACCCTGCCGAGCGGGCGCATGTGCTGGACGTGATGGCGTTCAAGGTCCAAAACCCTCGCATCAAGGTCAACCACGCGATCCTCCACGGCGGGACTGCTGGCGCGGGCAAGGATACGATGTGGGCTCCCTTCTTTTGGGCCATTGGCGGCCCCGCGCGCCATAACGTGGCGCTGCTGGAGAACGACCGCCTGCAGACCCAGTGGGGCTATCACCTTGAGGCCGAGGTCATCGTCATCAATGAGCTACGCCAGTCGGACGCCAGCGACCGCCGGGCGCTCGAAAACCGCCTGAAAAGTATCATCGCAGCGCCGCCTGAGCTGCTGGTCGTCGAGCGCAAAGGGATGCACCCGTACATGGTCCCGAACCGCGCGCAGGTAGTCGCGTTCACCAATGAGCGCGGCGCTATCGCTCTGTCAACCGAGGACCGCCGCTGGTTTGTGACTTGGACGCATGCGCCGCGTATGGAGCGCGCGCGGGAGTTCTGGGACTGGTTAGGTCACGGCGGCTTCGAGGCCGTCGCGGGCTGGCTGCACGCGCGTGACGTGGCCGCCTTCGATCCTGGCGCGGCCCCGATGTGGACGGACGCGAAGGAAGCGATGCTGAGCGCGGCCCGCCCGCTGGCGGAGTCCTGGCTGATAGAGATGATCCGCGACGGGCGCGGTGAGTTTGCAGGCGGCATCGTCGGCGGCCCGTGGGGCGCATTCGCCGACCGCCTGCAGGGCCAAGCGCCCGCTGGCGCGCGCATCTTCCCGTCGTCCCTGATTCACGCCCTGACCGACGCCGGATGGGCGGATCTGGGCATGTGCCACTCGAAGAACTTCAAAACCAAGAAACACATCTTCGTGTCCCCTGACTGGAGGGGCAACAAGGCCGACGCCCGTGACGCGATAGAGGCGCGCGCAGCCGTTAGCGGGCCCTTGGCGCTCGTGAAAACGGCCTGACAGGGGTCAGTAGCCAAAAAGAAGCCGCCTTGTTAGGCGGCTTTTTAACGCCCTTCGAGGGGGCGATCAGGGAGACAACTAGCGGAGAAACGCCTAGATCATAGGTCCAGCGCGATGATGACGCAAGCAGCCAGCGCTGCGGCAAGGACGGCCCAGATCATGCGCGCCCCCATTGGTCGGCCATCGCCTGGGCGATGCCCGAAAACGTGGCGGCGGCAATCTTCCAGCGTTCGGCGCGGGTGCCGCTTGTGATGTGCGACCACTTGCTCATGCGTTGGCCGTTGGCTTTTGTGTAGAACTCACCCTTGCCCACTAGATCAGTGGGCGCCAGCGGCGGGAGGTTTTTTAGCCACAGGCAGGTCGGCTTGTTTGCTTCGTGCCCGAATTGCCACGGGTTGATTATTTGCGCGGGCGTTTGCCAATTACTATTCAACCAGCCTACGGGGTTTTCAATGGCGATGCGCGGAATTGGCGCGCCCCATAAAAGCCGCACAAAATCGGCCGCCTGGTGAGTTTGCTCCCAGCGTTCGGGGCGTTTGTGGTTCCACCATATGCCCATGCCGCACAGGTAGGTGCAGGGCGGATGCGCCACCATCAAATCCCAGCCGTCGCCGATGATGTCGCGGACGTCCCCCTGATAGTGTGGTCCCGGCGCGTCCGTGGGGAGTAGGTCGCAACTCATGGCGTCATGTCCGGCGCGCAAAAACGCATCCCTGACTGCGCCGCTGTACTCGCATGCGACGAGCACTCTCACGCGCGCCCCCATGGGCCGTTAGAGCGCGTGCTGTCGGTCACGCAGGGGTTGAACACATCGTCGCAGTGGATGCCCAGCGAGTAGCACTCCTCGCGCAAGAACCCGTCACACATATCGCGCAAGTGCTCCTCGGTCGCGTCGGGTTCATCGTCGAGTAGGTTGTACCCGACGATGTCCTCGTACAGTTTGCCGAGATCCTCGCGGGTTTCGGCAAGCTCCATGCGCTGCGCGTGCTCGCGCAGGCGCTCTAGTTGGCCAGCGGGATAACCCTCGCGCCGTTCGTCGAGGTACTCCGAACGGGTCAAGGGTTTGTCGGGGTCTAGGCAGGGAATCATGATCGGGTTCATGGTGCGTGGTCCTTTCAGAATGGTGCATCGGGCATCGATGCGTGGTCGGGCTTAGGCGCGCGCTGTGGCCGCGCGTCGGGGGCCAGTGAGGGGTAGTGCAGGGGCGAGGCCGGGAAGGGCCATACGGGGGCTTTTGGCGTCCTGGCCGGGGGCGTGTGGTGCATGGGGTTGGAGCGGCTCATTCGGCGGGCTCCTCTTCGGCGTTTTCTTCGGCGTAGGCGTCGATCATGTGCTGCGCGATTTCTTCCCAATCGACATCGGACAGGAAGGCCAGCGCGTAATCACGCGCGAGACCTTCTGAGCTGGTGGACTCGATCAGCTCTTCGGCGTAGTCGCGCAGAGCTTTGCCGACCAGCCACGCCGAGTCATCGGCTGCGCCGAAGTCGTCCAGCGTCATGCCGTCGAAGATTTCAAGGTTGACACGCCAAGTGGCGTAGTTGGCCCAGCCGTTATGTGTGGTGTCGCGCATGGTGTTACCTCATTTGATTGGATTGGACTGCGATGCGTGGCGCATCCCATAGGCGCCCGATGGGGGCGCCTAGGCGGATACGTCAACGCATATTGATGTAGCCGGGCATGCCAACGGCGCGCGCAAACAGCACAGCGTCATGGCGATTGGCAAGGTGTTGGATCAAGTACTTGGCGCGCTGGACTGCCGCGTCACTTTCGGCGCGCGCGCGCTGGTAGTCGTCGTGCGTGACGTTGGAATCGCCGATCAAAGGCACATGCGCGCCGATGGTGGCCTTGAAGGGCTTTGCCATACGAAGGATTGCTTTGGGGGTCATGGTTGTCTCTCCTGATGTGTGATGGGGTTAGATTCCGGCAGCAATCAGCGCGCCGATGGCGAGCCCGAAGGCGATAGCGAAAAGGACGTCACGAATGCGGGTCATGGTGGGGGCTCCGATTAGTTGAGGAGTGCGCGGCAAAGCGCATCGGCTTCGGTGGCGTCGATGGCCGTCTCGAAGGCGTCGACGTACTCAGCGAATTGAGGATGATTCGGACGCATCTGGACGCCGCCGGGCTTGCGCGCCGAATGAACGATCAAGCCCGCAACGGGATGCAGGCATGCAACGTAGTTGCGCGTGGTCTGAAAGGTTTTCATGGCGTGGCCTTTCAAACTGCGCCGCTACCGCTACAGCGATAGCAGACACCGGCGGCGCGGTGACGGTATTGCTCCAGCATGCCGCGCCCTAAGCATTTAGGGCAGGTCTTCGCGCTGGCCTTGAGGCCAGCCAGCGCCGCAGCATGCGCGGCCCACGAAGCCGCGCGGGCGGCATCATCAGCGGCTTCGCGCTGTTGGCGCTCCAGCGCCGCAGCATCGCGCGCTGCAGACCATGCGCGCCCATCATCGGAGCCCAGCAGCGCAGCAGCGCGCGCCGCATCATCGGCGGATGCTTGGCCGAATAGCGCAAGCAATTGAGTGTCGAGGGCGTCATTGAGTGTCATGGTGGGGGCTCCGGGTTGGTTGGTAGGTGTAGTGTAAGACATTCCCTTGCAGGGTCAAGGGGTGACGGGCTTGGACTGTGGAGCTTGCGCAACGAGAGTGCCGTCAGGCTGGCTTTGGATCAGTCCTTGCTCACGCAACCAGCGCAGAGCGCCAGTGAATCCGAGGAAATCGAGATCCAGCGCCGCGATCACTTCGCTAGGCGTGCGCCCAGGTGTCGACGCGATGTACGCCAAGATGCGCGAGACATTCTCAAGTCGCGCAGCGTCAAAGTCGCGCGTACGCTGTTGCGCAACAGACTCACGCGCTGGCCGCGCGCGCCAGACACGAATGCTGCCGTTTGGCAGGGTCTCCAAACTGCAGCGCCAGCCGTGGCGGCGCGCATACGCATACGCTGCAGCGGACAGGGTGTTATAGGCAACAGCATGCGGCGCGAACGTGAGGCAGTCGCCGGGCTTCTTAAGTTGGTCAAAGCCGTAGGCAAGACGCGTGGTTGATCGAGGTGTTGACAGTTGCATAACAGTTAATCCGTGAAAGTGAAGTTAGATTGTATAACAGTTAAGAATAGAACGTCAACAGGCGCATTTCGGGCTTTTTTGCGTGGCTGATGGGCGCTTTGGGTAGGGGCAGGGGCGAAGTTTGGGCGAGCGCAAGGGCTGTTTGGGTGGAGTGCTTTTCCCTCTAAGGGGTATGTTTGGGTAGTCTACAAAGTTGAAGTTGAAAGCCAAATGATGTTGGTGTAACAGTACAGAAATGTGTTGAGCGGCGCAACGGGTCGCTGGGTAGTCAAAACACTACCCAGACTGCCCAACTGCCCACACTCCCCCGGCGCCCCAAAGCCCCCGCGCCACCACGCCACCACCACATGGCCATGACACCGACCGGCAGGGGCACTGCCCATGACTGCCCATGGTGCAGATGGAAACGGAATGCTGTGGGCACTGCCCATCACTGCCCACGGCTGCGGGGCTTGCGGCTGCGCGGCCAGGACGCGGCGGCTGCGCGCCAGGAGGGGGGAGGGGGGGGCCGGCGGCCTGAGCGGTCAAAAACGAAGGGCTCACAAACAAAATTTTTTATTGCACAACACCGTAAAACACCACCTTACACTTGCAAACCGTCCAACAACCTGTAACATTACGGGCATGAGCTTTCAGTCACTCCCAATCACGGCGCGTGAGGTCAAGGCGACCGAGGCTGTGTTGCAGAAGCTGTACAACGCGGCCAAGCTGGGCCTGCGCGGCGACAACCTGGCGTTGAACGCTGGCTTGCTGCCGATTGAGTACCGGCGTCTGTGTCAGATGGACCCGATAGCCGAGCTGGCGGTGCAGAAGGGTTACGCCGACGCTGAAGGGGAAATGAGCCACGTCGTCTACACGGCGGCGCGTAATGGCGACTCCAAGGCGGCGATGGACATGCTCAAGCACCGGCACGACTGGGTCGCCAAGCAGCAGGTGCAGGTGGACGTGGCGCAGCAGATCAGCATCAGCATGGCGCTGGAGAAGGCTGAGCAGCGCGTCATGCAGATCCCAAGCGACGTCGTGGACGTCATCGAACACCAACCGAAGCCGGCGTCAATAGCCGCGCCAACACATGCAGCAGCCGAAGTACAGCGCTGAAGACGAGCAGACCCTGATGGCCCGGCTGTGGAGCCCGGCGGTCAAGGACGACCCTGAGGCGTTCGTGATGCTGGCGTTTCCGTGGGGCGAGGCGAACACGCCGTTGGCCAGCTACAAGGGGCCGCGAGCGTGGCAGCGTCAGGTGCTGCGCGACCTGAAGGAGCACATCAAGTCGAACAACGGCAAGGTGGACTTCAGCGTGTTTCGAATGGCCATGGCGTCAGGGCGCGGGATCGGCAAGTCGGCGCTGGTCAGTTGGTTGGTGCTGTGGATGATCACCACACGCATCGGGTCCAGCGTGATCGTGAGTGCCAACAGCGAAGCGCAGTTGCGCAGCGTTACTTGGGCCGAGATCACAAAGTGGCTGGCGATGCTGATCAACAGCCACTGGTACGAGATCAGCGCGACGAGGGTGACGCCGGCCAAGTGGCTGACGGACCTGGTGGAGCGCGACCTGCGCAAGGGCACGCGGTACTGGGGCGCGGAGGGGCGGCTGTGGTCGGAGGAGAACCCGGACAGCTACGCCGGTCTGCACAACAGCGACGGCGTGCTGCTGGTGTTCGATGAGGCCAGCGGCATACCGGACGCGATCTGGGACGTGGCGCAGGGCTTCTTCACTGAGAACACGCCGCATCGGTTCTGGACGGCGTTCAGCAACCCTCGGCGCAACAGTGGGTACTTCTACGAGTGCTTCAACGCCAAGCGGGATTTCTGGCGCACACGCAACATCGACTCGCGCACGGTGGAGGATACCGACAAGGCGGTGTACGAGCAGATCATCGCGGAGTACGGCGAGGACAGTCCGCAGGCCCGGATCGAGGTCTACGGGGAGTTCCCAAGCTCGGGCGACGACCAGTTCATCAGCCCGCGCATAGTGGACGAGGCCATGCGCCGGCCACGCTACAAGAACCCTGACGCGCCTATCGTGCTGGGGGTGGACCCGGCGCGCAGCGGCGCGGACGCGACGGTGATCGTGGCTAGGCAAGGGCGCGACCTGCTGGCCGTGCGGCGCTACCGGGGCGACGACACGATGACGGTGGTGGGGCACGTCATCGAGGCGATAGAGGAGTTCAAGCCGGCGCTGGTGGTGTTGGATGAGGGCGGGCTGGGGTACGGCATACTTGACCGGCTGACCGAGCAGCGGTATAAGGTGCGCGGGGTGAACTTTGGCTGGAAGGCCAAGAACACCATCATGTGGGGCAACAAGCGCGCGGAGATGTGGGGCGCGATGCGCGAGTGGATCAAGTCAGGGTCCATGCCCAACGACCGGCAGCTCAAAGCGGACCTGACAGGCCCCAAGACCAAGCCCGATAGCAGCGGCACGATCTTTCTGGAGTCGAAGAAGGACATGAAAGCACGCGGATTGGCCTCTCCTGACGCCGCAGACGCGCTGGCGGTCACGTTCGCCTATCCGCTGGCCAGCCGCGAGTATGTCGAACGCGC